AATGATACATATCAGCCAACATATAATGGACAATATGATCCTGCTAATGTTAGTGATCCTGATGGAAGCAATTATGTAAAAGTAAAAATTACTAATCCGACTGGAGCGTCTCCGTATGCCGGGGAGATGTACACTCAAGGTGCAACATTCGGATATGGCACATATTACTGTGTTATAGAGCGTAGAATGGACACTTTGGATAATAAAGCGGTTTTTGGCGGAATGTTTACCTTTGATGTTGATTTGGATTATCACAATAATGAGATAAATATATGTGAAGTTTCTGCTTGGGGCGGTGGTCCTAATGGCGACTGGCCGATTAAATGGGCACATGTTGCTTGGTATTCTGATGGAACTGAAAAAAACAATCAAGCTGAAGAATATAATGCTACTTCAGATACAGTCACTACTCATGTAATGCAATGGGAAAGTGATTCAATCAACTATTATTCTTATGCAGGAGAAGGAACGGGTGGCACTCTTTTAAAACATACTGAATTTACAACTCATATTCCCACTCCTGCTAATGAAAGGGTCCATTTTAATATTTGGGTTGATGACAGTGAATATGGAGATCCTGAACTTACGCCAGAAACGGAGGTTACGTTGAGGGATTTCAGTTTTACTCCGCAGACTGAATCCGCGTCACCAAGTGCTTCTCCTTCCGCAAGCCCGTCAGTTAGCCCTTCTATCTCACTTTCAAGAAGCCCCTCTACTTCACTTTCAAGAAGCCCCTCTGCTTCACTTTCAAGAAGCCCCTCTACTTCACCTTCTCCATCAATAAGTAAATCAGTTTCTCCTTCTATATCTCCTTCAATAAGTCCATCTCACAGCAGCGGTACTTCCGGTAAATTTTGGGTAGGTGGAACTGGTGATTGGACAAATGCGACTAATCACTGGGCAACAGAAAGCGGAGGGTCACCTCATGCCGGTAATCTTCCGACAGCTTCTGATGATGTATATTTTGATAATAATTCTTCAACGGCTAATGCTGCTTATACGGTAACAGTTAATACAGCTTCTGTTTGTAAAAACTTCACAATGGACGGCCCTGGAGCAGGGAATAAGGTGACTTGGTCAGGAGCATCAACCTTGGCAATATCGGGAGATATCAATATTATAGGCGGATCTACTGGAGTAACGAGAACCTATACTGGTGTTATTACAATGAACGCAACAAGTGGCACTAAGACGATAGCGACCAATGGATTAGGAATGTATTCAATAACGTTTAATGGTTCAGGCGGAACATTCCAACTTGCTGATGACTTGAATTTTTCAGGGACTTCGCCCGCATTTACAAGAACAAACGGAACATTCCTTCACAATAATAAGAGTGTAATATACACCCCAACTAACGGATACTTGAATGGATTTACCTCAAGCCATCCTCTATACAATCTTACTTATACCCCATCTGTTTTAAGTTAATTTAACATTGCAAATACTTATGCGATTCAGATTGACAATAACCTGACTATTACGGGAAATGCAGCACCAAACAGATGTCTTTTAAGATATTATGGAACGGGATATAGTTATGGAGATACGCAAACGCTTACGGTTAATGGAACTGTTAGTATAAATAATGCCTCACTTGCTTGTATAACTGCTGGAGGTTCAGCTGATTGGGATTTATCGGGAAGCTCGGTCGGTGATATTTGTAATAATTCAGGAATAACCTTTCCTGAAGCAACAACTCAAACTTGGACAAATGCAGACGGCGGAACTTGGTCGGACGCTGGGAATTGGACTTCAAGAGTTCCGCTTGCTCACGATAACGTGAGTTTTGCTTGCGCTTTTAATGCAAGTAAAACCATTACGGCAGATTGTTATATCGCTGGTAAGACCATTGATTTTACGGGAGCGACAGGAAGCCCGACTTTATCTACTTCAGCCTCGCAATTAATTATCGGCGGTTCAGTCACTCTTATTGAGTCAATGACAATGACTCATAATAATAAATTATGGGCGATTTATAATGATGAAACCGCATATCTTGATACGGCAGGAAAAACAATTTATAGAGTGACTATCAATCAAGAACAGGTAATCTTATCGAGTGACTTGAATCAAGTGTCAGTGATGAATGTCGGAGCTTCATTTGATGCTAATGATTATAATGTTAAAGCGTCAGCGTTCACCTCAACTAATGGAAAATATACCACGACAAGGGAAGTAAAAATGGGGAACGGAACGTGGGAGGCGTATACTTATTACACTTCTACTCTCAACTATGTCTGGTGGTGGCAACACGATCAGATAATCACTCCAGAGGGTTCAACGATTAAGATAACGGACGCAAGTGCTAACGCCAAAGTTTTCGCTGGATTATCTAAGACCTTTAATAATCTTTGGATAACGGGAGCAGGAACAGGAGGTTACACGATAACAGGAACGAACACATTTAATGAATTTAAAGATGACAACACTTCGGCTCATTCAATAACCTTTCCTAATGTAACAACTACTGTTGATAGTTTTCCAGTTAAGGGAGCTGACGGAGATCATAAAATTACATTACAAAGAACAGGCGGGAGTGGAACATGGACAATAGCAAAATCTGGCGAAGGTGTTAATACAAATTGTGATTATTTAAGCATTTCTAATAGCACTGCAACTCCAGCTGATACGTTTTTTGCAGGAAATAACTCAACTGATGGAGGAGGAAACACTGACTGGACATTTACTGAAGCACCTTCACCTTCACCTTCTGCTTCACCTTCGCTAAGTCCGTCTGCAAGTCCATCTTTATCACTCTCAGCATCACTTTCGGTATCGCCATCAATATCACCTACTCCTTCTCCAAGTCCAATAGTACCGATAAAACCAATAATTAAAATAACCAGCATCAAACCAAGAACATGGCTAAAACCATAACAATAAACAATAATGAGCTTACAGATAACGCGTACAGCACGTCTTTGAGTTCTTCGGCAACAGCGGCGGAAGGGACGCTGACGGTTTATTCAATCTCCAATTTGGCGGTTGACAATATTCTTATTCTAGGCGATTTCGGTTCAGAAGGAGCGGAGATTATCAAGACTCACGCCGAGACTTCTCCTTCCGGAACGACAGTGACGCTCGCGTCTAATCTTGTAAAATCACATTCAAAAGATACTAAAGTAACCGTAATTCCTTACGATCAGGTGCAGTTCTATAATGCAACTGCCGCGACAGGGGACAAGACTCAATGCGGAAGCAATGTCAATGTTAATGCTGAGTCAAATGATACCAAATACACTGATACTACTTATGGATCGGGCTATTATTTTGTAAGATTCTACGATTCTATTAATGGCAATCATTCAGATTATTCAGACCCAATTCCTTATGGCGGGCTATCTGCTAACACCGCCGGATACGTGATAAACTCAGCAATGAACGAGATGAAGAAAGAATTCACTGATGACCTTACTTTCCAGATGCTACTTGACGAGATAAATTCTTGTTTGCGTTATGTAAGAGGAAAACTAAAAAGATGGTCCAATCTTCAGGAGTACGATTATGTTTTAGATCAGCAAAACAGGGGTGAATATAAATGGGCCTTGCCAACCGATTATTATGACAAGAATTCCAATCGTTCAATGTTACAGGTAAGAGTGGACGACCATCTCACTTATGCCGATAAGACGGAATTTAACGAATATTTTGAAGATGTAGTTATGACCCAAGTGGCGACTCAAGCTGAAGTAGGCGCGACTTCTCTGGTGTTGGATTCAACAGACGACCTGCCGGAAACCGGAACAATTCATTATTACATTGGAAATACCCAATACAGTGTGGCTTACACCGCCAACGACCAGTCCACTAATACGCTGACTACCGCAGCTTTAACTGTTCAAACTCCGGTGGACACTAACATTTGGTATGGAGAATCGGAAGACACGCCTTACTATTACTCGGTATGGGACGGATACTTGTATATCTGGCCCTTATGCGGAGCGTCCAATTACGGGAAAAACATAGTGCTGGATTATTATACCGACATAGTAGAAATCAATTCAGATGCAGACGAGATCACTCTAGCAAGGCACGACATGGTCAAACACTGGCTAAAGTGGCAAATCAGGAACATTACAGAAAACAATGGAAAGCTGGACTTTAATGACGGCGATTGGTTATTTTTCAGAGAGATATTGAGCGATGCCATAAGAAGAGAATCAAGCGGTCAGAAGTATAAGTGGCTGTATAACATTAATGGGATATTTTACAAAGGGGAAAAAAGTAGAAATATACCTTTTGATAAGTCGTAAATTATATGAAGAATAAAGAAGCTATCATTTTAAGGGACTGGACGCGCGGAACCATAAGAACTGTTCAATCTTCGGTATGTCCTCCCAATTCCTACAAAATGGCTCTTAATATGGATTCAACCCAAGAAATAGGTTCATTGGAGTCTAGACTTGGAACAGGGATTATCGGTGTTCAAGCGGTAGATGGCGCGACTTGTTACGGACTTCATTACCACAGGGACAGCGTGGCGACAGATCATAAGTTATTCGGAGTATTCACAGGCGGAGGGAATAGCGATATTTACGATATGATAGACGGTTCGATGTCTCTTGAGGACGACACCAAAGAGCTAAAGACAAGATTCTGTACTTTCTTGAATTCAACGGTCAGGGTCAATGGAACGGACGCGGTCAAGAGCTACAACGGAAGTGCATGGGTGTCTTCCGGCGGTGCGTTCGATGAAGCTGATATGCCGGTCGGTTCAGTCGTTCTTGAGTGGCGTGACAGGATATACACCGCAGGCGTGGCAGCCAGTCCTTCAATACTTTACTATTCTACGGTAGCCGATCCGGACGCCAGAACGATCAGTTGGACAGTGACAGCAGACGACCCCGACAGTGCCGGACAGATCGAGATAGAGCAAGAAGACGGTGGCGGAGCGATAACCGCGCTCGAAAAAGTACCCGGATATCTTCTCATTTTCAAGGAAAGAAGTATGAAACGATGGGACGGTGAATCGACTTATCCTGACGACCTTATTAATGTAGGCGCGCCGAGCCAAGAAGCGGTATGCCGAGGAAGGGAGATGGTGTTTATTGCCAACCAAGAGGGCGTGTGGGTGACAAATGGGGGTTATCCGAAGAAACTGTCCAAGCCAATTCAAGACCTTTGGGATGCTATCCCGGCAGCTAACCTCGATAAAATTGCCACGTATTGTGATGAAATAGACGTTTATGTTTATGTGGGTGATATTACTTTGGACCAGAACACGTATTCTAACGTCTGTTTTAAATACAATATAGATATGCAAGTTTGGGATACTTACTCTTATTCAAATGATTTCACTTGCTTTACTTGGTATGTTTCAAGTTTGGAAAAAATAATTATTGGCGGAGACAAGGACGGACAGGCGATTCAGCTCAATACAGGTTACACTGATTATCCGTCGGTGCCGATAACTTATTCAATGGAAACGCAAGACATAGAATTTGGAGCGCAGGGAAGGTATAAGGAGATCAGCGAAATGGTGCTGTTTACAAGAAATGTATCGACCGGACAAGTGTTATACAGGTCAAATTCCGATCTGGATAAAGACTGGAAATCTATTGGGAACATAACGAACGATGTAGAGAATCGTGAGTTCAAAGCGAAGGGGAATTGGTTTAATTTCAAAATAAGCGGTGTGACCAATACTGGAACAGTAAAAATACAGGGGATAGCTTTCCCTGAACAATCAATTAACATAATGGAAAATGTCACAAAATAGCTTAACAACCGACTATACAACTTCAGATTTAGGTTATTCTAAAACACTGACAAAGACATCTTTATATTCTCCGGTAGAAGAATTATACAGTGCTTTGCCGACATCGCTGACTAATGTGGTCACCCAATCAATTAAGCCGACAGTAATTCGTTCAGGCGAAATGACAGGGAATTTAAGCGTAGTCACTGGATACCTTAAATCAAGCAATTACTATTCAGGGGTGAATGGTTGGAAAATAGACGCAGTGGGTAACCTTGAGGCTAATACGGCAGTAATCAGGGGATCTATGTATGCCGACTCTGGACTGATCGGGGGTTGGGTGATAGACGATGACGGGCTTTATTATGACGGCACCGGGACGCCAAGTATCAGAACGGGAGAGACAGTCGGGTCAGGCGATGATGGGGTATTAATAGACAGTGATGGAATCAAAGTTTATGACTCGATTCTCGGCGTGGTGGTCAATCTTCCATCGGACGGATCGGCACCAAGTTTTGCATCAGGAACGATTCAAAACACGATATTTGAGATAAATACTAACGCGGTGTTGAGAACCTCAGAAACAGTAGGGGACGGAAGCGCGGATTCAGCCGGGGTGCTTATCAATAATTCGGGAATTTACGCGTGCGAAGCCAATCAACTTCTCGCAAACGCTAATATAAGGATCAATAATTTCGGCAATGGATACTTCAAGGGGTCGATTAACGCTTCATCAATAACATCAACTGACATTACTGGGGGATCAATAACCGGTGCAATAATCACCGGCGGAATGATCAGAACAGCGGCAACCGGACAGAGAACGGAAATAGTGAACGAGGGAATAAAGCTAGTTAGTAGCGAAACGGCAGCGGCTTACGGGGATTCTGATTTCACCTATGGAAATACAGCAAGAAAGTATGGGACAGGAGTGCTAGGATATATCAATAATTCGGTGTATAAGGTTCCATTTTATGTAAGATCAGAACAAAACGTGGCGGACATCCATTTGGTTAACAGAAGTAGTGAGCCAACTGGAGCCGCTGAAGTGGGAGATCTATGCGTAGTTAATGCGCTTTTAAAGATATGTATTCAAGCTGGAACGCCGGGAGGGTGGGTGACAGTAGGTCCTCAGGAGGCAGAATCGTCTGAATCTCCGACAATCAGTCCTTCTGCTTCACCTTCAGCTTCATTATCGGCTTCACCATCTGTGAGTCCTTCTATTTCACCTTCGGAATCTATTTAAAAAATAAAGTAATAATATGGCATTTCCTACAAGTTTAGATGAATTAGCAAATGTAGCCGACGGGGTGGATTATCCTGAAGCGGCTCACATTAATAATTTAAATGATGCAGTAGAAGCTCTTGAAGCCAAGGTTGGAGTCGATGACTCGGCAGTTGCAACTTCTATTGATTACATAATTAAGAACCAAATATGGCCGGTGGGAGCTGTGTTCATTTCAGTGGTGGATACTGATCCGGCCACTTTAATCGGATTTGGAACTTGGGAACAAGTGGCAGAAGGTCAAATGATAGTCGGACAAAAAGATACTGATACGGATTTTAATGTAGCCGAAGAAACAGGCGGAGCTAAGACAGCGACTCTTGCTATGACAAATATGCCAAGCCATGACCATACTGGAAGTTCAATAGCTGGAGAAGCAGGCCACAGACACTCGGTAGGCGGAGACAATATTATAGGAAACTCATCAGGACATTGGGCTTATGGAAGCGGGACAGTATCAGGTGCAGACATATCCAAAACAGCAGTTACATCAGGTGCTGGTACAAATCACACTCATAGCTTGACAGTAGCATCACAGGGTTCAGGAACAGCGTTTTCAATAGTTAATCCGTATTTTGTTTGCTACATCTGGAAACGCACAGCTTAAAATTAAGTTAATTAAATGGCGACATCTAATAAAGAATCACAAAAAAACATTCAAACCCTGCTTTCGATGGGAATGACTCAGGCACAGATCGACAAGGAAAAATTTGGCGATAACTTGAGTAAGGACGAAATGAACAAGTTTATCAAGAAATATAACTTGCAGGCGCCAGCGGCTGCCGCGTCCGGTATAACTGCGCCTGATTATTTGGCTAACGATCCTAACTTTCAGGCATTGCCGGACGACTTGAAACAAATGGCGATTTATACCGATCAGGTACAAAAGTCTGACGATCTGGACAAGGCGCAAAAGTTGAGTCAAGCCTACGATATGGCAGTTCAACAGGCAGACCCTTATTGGAAGCAAATCATAAGAGTCGCCCAAGACGAGACACTCCGCGCCTTTGAAGAATCACAGGGTGACTATACGTCTTCTTTAGAACGCCAGCAGAGGAACATGGCTGAAATACAGGAAGAC